CCTGGGATGTCACCGCCACCGTTTCCGGCGGCCAGAAAGTCAAATTCCTGCGCGGCGCGTTCAACGTCAACCAGAAGGCCGCCAAACTCGTCGAGAACCACGACCTCACGCAGCTGCGCGGCGTCGTCAACAAACTCGAAGACACCGACACCGGCCTCCGCTTCGAGGCGACGCTCGCTGACACGGCCGCGTCACGCGACGCCGTCGCGCTGTTGAAAGCCGGTGCGTACGACTCCGTGTCCGTCGGTGCAAACCCGACGAAATTCAAATTCGACAAGCAAGGCACGATGATCGTCAGCGCAGCCGACCTCATCGAGCTTTCACTAGTCGCGGTCCCAGCCTTCGCAGAGGCGCAGATCGACACCATCGCCGCCTCGGCCGAACCAGAGGACGACGAAAACAACCCACAAGACATTTCCGAGGAGGAAACAGTGTCAGAAGAAATCAAGGCCGAGGCCCCGCAGGCACCGGCAACCATCCCCACGTCGCCGATCGTGTACGCGACCGCCCGCAAGGAAGTTCCGCTCCCGACCGCCGTCGAGTACCTCTCGGCCGCGATCGCCGGCGGCTCGGCCTGGCACCAGATGCGCGAAGCCATCAAGGCAGCTGCGCCCGACGTCGTTACAACCGACACTCCTGGCATCCTGCCCACGCCGATCGTGGGTCCCGTGTACAACAATTTTGTAGGTCGGAGGCCCGTCGTTGACGCCGTCGGCGTCCGCGCCATGCCTGGCGGCGGCAAGGTGTTTATCCGCCCCGAAGTGACCACGCACACCAGCGTCGGCGCAAGCCTCGCAGAAATGACCAACCAGTCGGGCACCCTCGTCGTGTTCAACAACCAGGTCACGAAGCAAATCTTCGGCGGCTACGTCAACGTGTCCGAAGCCGACCTCGACTGGACCGACCCGGCCGTGCTGTCAATCATCCTCGACGACATGGGCCGCATCTACGCCAACGCGACCGACAACTACGCGGCGGACAACCTGAAGTCGGGTGCAACCACGACCCAGAACTTCACCGGCGCATCGTCAACCGACCCCGCGTACTGGGCGTCGTGGATCGCCACCGCAGCCGAAACCATCCTCTCGGCCAGCAACGGCAACCTCCCGACGCACATCTTCGTCAACCCCGAATGGTGGAAGGCCCTCATGCAGCTCAGCGACACCGCTGACCGCCCGCTCTTCCCGCAGATCGGACCGATGAACGCGTTCGGTTCCCTCTCGCCCGGCCAGGTCAACGGCGTCGCGTTCGGCCTGCAGGTCGTCGTCGACCGCAACTTCGCAGCCGACACGCTCATCGTGGGCGACGCTTCCGGCTACGAAATCTACGAACAGCAGAAGGGCGCAATCAGCCTGGACGCACCGTCGACCCTCAGCCGGACCATCGCCTTCCGCGGCTACTTCGCGTCGCTCATGATCGACGCGTCGAAGTTCGTGAAGATGGTCGTCGTCTGATCCGCTGAAGCTGCTACCTAGGGAGTCTGCACAATGGCCGTTTTCACCGTCACCCACGCTATGCGCCTGGATGACTACGCCGTTGTGCAGACCCTAGAAGCAACTGAAATCGGCATCGGACAGTCGATCACGATCGCAGGCTCGACCGGCTTCAACGGCACGTTCACCGTGCTGGCTGTGCCGGTCTACGAATACCGGGGCGTCGACGACGAGGGCGACTGGCTGTACGACTACGACGTCACGATCACAAACCAGCTGCTGTTCGCATCAGCTGGCGCGGACGTGGCCCGTGACTCGAACACAGGCACAGTCACCTGGACCGAAACGTGCACCTGGATTCTGGCAGCCGACGTTTTGTCGTGGCTTGGTATTTCCGTGGCAACCGCTAACGACACAACCTTCGTTGGGGTGTGCACGGACGCCGCCAACGCTTGGGCCTACAAGGCGCGCAAAATGGCCGGCTACCAAGCCGAAAGCCTGAGTACCGCGCCGAGTAGTGCCGTCAAACTCGGCACGATCATGTACGCCGGAGCCCTCTACCGTGAACGGGGCTCGGTTGATTCGTTCGCCTCATTTGGCGAGCTTGGGGCACCCGCACCGGTCGGCTCGATGGGCCAGATCATGCGCCTACTCGGCATCCGCCGCAGTCAGGTGGCATAGGTGCCGGCGACAGGCATTTTCGCGGAGTCACGCACGGCGATCGTCAACGCATTGACGGCCCTGAACCTCGCACCGGTAACGGACCCGCGAAATGCCCGCCCCTTATCCGTACTCATCAACCCTCCGACGTTTGACTCGTTCACATACAACGTGGGCGACATCCGTTTCGAGCTGCTGATCCTCGCCGCGCCACCAGGCAACCAAGACGCGGAGGACTATCTCATCACGACCGCCGACACCATCATGGCCTCGACCACGCTCGCCGTCACCGGCGGCAGGCCCGTCTCCGTGACCGTCGGCGATCAACAAATACCCGCATACTCACTGACCGTCGCAATTGCGGCAAGGAGAAACTAGAAATGGCAACCACGACCTTCCTGTCGAACGCGACAGTCAACCTGACCGTCGGAATGACGACCTACGACCTGTCCGACCAGTGCACGGCCTGCACCATCACGTCGGGCTACGACGCGCTTGAAGTGACCGCGTTCGGCGACACGGCGCACAAGTTCACCAAGGGCCTGCAAAACTGCGAAGTGACCCTGACGCTGTTTAACAGCTACGGCTCGAACGAGGTTGAGGCCGCGCTGTACGACGCAGTAAACGTCGGCACCGCCACCCTCGTGATCAGCCCCAGCGGCACCACCGAATCGGCCACCAACCCCGAGTACACCATCACCGGCTGTATGTTGGCCGAATTCACCCCGATCAACTCAACCGTCGGTGAGCTCTCCACCCAGGAAGTCACCTTCACCGGCGGCACCTGGGCCCGCGACATCGTCAGCCCGTAACAAACCGACTCCAACCGTGCAAGGAGACAACACATGAAAATCAGCATCAGCGTCGACACAGGCAGCGGTCCCAACGTGGTCACCACCACCCTGTTCAACGTCATCAGCTGGGAACGCAAATACAAACGGCGAGCAGGCGACTTGGCCGCCGGCATCGGAGCCGAAGACCTAGCGTTTTTGGCCTACGAAGCCTCCAAGGCGGCCGGGATCACCGTCCCGCTCATGTTCGACGAATACGCGAAAACGATCGTCAGTCTGGACGTGCTCGGCACCGAAGATCAAAACCCTACGCCACCGGGAGCTACAGCCGCGGCCTAGCCGAACTGCTTGTAGCGACCGGATTCTGGCCGCCGAACATTCCGTTCGAGGCCCGAGACATGGCAACCGCAATCGACATCATCAACAAGCAGAGAAAGGCGAGCAAACGATGACGACAGTCCGCACAGAGTTTGTCGGTGCAGCTGACGCCATCAAAGCCCTACGCCGCCTCGCCCCAGACCTGCGGAAGCAGTTCACCAAGGATGTCAAGCAGATCGCGCAGCCGATCGTCTCCGCCGCACAAAACGCCTACCCTGCCGAGTACCTGTCGGGCATGACCCGCAAATGGGCACCCCGAGGCCGCCAAATTCTGCCCTACAGCCAGAAAAAAGCAAAGTCTGGTGTCCAGGCCCGCGTCGACACCAAACGGGGCGCAACGGCCGTTATAGCGGTCGTACAGCGCGACGCCGCAGCCACCATCATCGACATGGCCGGCAAACGCAACGCCAACCCGCTCGCCACCGCCCTCGATCGGTTCGGCAGACCGTCCCGCGTCATGTGGCCCGCAGCCGAAAACAACCTGGACAAAGTCGAAAAAGAATTGTCGGCAGCTGTCAGCGATGTCATGCGCCTAACCAGTCAGGAGCTTCGCTAATGGCAATCAAAATTCCGCTGATCACCGAGTTCAACGACAAAGGCATCAAGTCAGCAATCAAGCAATTTAAGCAGCTTGAAACGGCTGGCGAAAAAGCCAGTTTTGCAATCAAGAAAGCCGCGGTGCCGGCGGCAGCTGCACTTGGCGGTCTTGCGGTCGCAGGGTTTAAAGCAGCGAAAGCCGCGATGGAGGACCAGAAGTCGTCTGCTGAATTGGCGCGTCAGCTCAGAATTTCAACGCAGGCAACTGACGCCCAGGTGGCCGCAACCGAAGACCTCATTGGCAAAATGACGTTGGCAACCGGGGTCGCCGACACCGATCTTCGCAACGCGATGGCAACCTTGGCCCGAGGCATGGGCTCCGCCGAACTGGCACAGAAAAACCTCAACCTTGCACTTGACATCTCGGCGGCCACCGGCAAAGACCTAACCAGCGTCTCAGAAGCCCTCTCCAAGGCGTACAACGGCCAGACGACTGCCCTGGCCAAACTCGACCCTTCAATGCGCGGCCTGGTCAAGGAAGGCGCATCGTTCAACGAAATCGGCGCAATCATGGCCGAAACATTCGGCGGGGCAGCGTCCGAAGCAGCTAACACGGCAGAAGGCCGGTTCAAGCGTATGGGCGTCGCAATCAGCGAAGCGCAAGAATCCATCGGCATGGCACTACTGCCAGTCATTGAAAAACTGCTGCCTTACCTTGAACGCGCCGCCCATTGGGTAGGCGAAAACACGGATGTCGCCGTCAAACTTGGTGTTGCAATCGGCGCAGTCGCCGCAGCCGTCATCGGTATCAATACCGCCATGAAGGTGTACACGGCCGTCACGACAGCTGCCACAGCAGCCCAAGCCGCGTTCAACGCAGTCGCAGCACTCAACCCGTTTGTCTTGATCGCCACTGGTGTCGTGGCCGCCACCGCCGCAATCGTCACGTTCCGCAAAGAAATCCGCGCAGCATTCGACGAATTCGACAGATTCACCAAGAAATTTGGGTTCCTCGGCCGCTTGGGCGGTGCGGCAGTCAAGGCTGCTAACCCGATCGCTGGCGTCGTCAAAGGCATTGCCGACATCGCCACAGGCATTTTTGGCAAAAGCGCAAACATCAGCCTGAACGGTCCGTCGATGTCAGCACCGACATTGGCAGCCGCGCCAGGCGCAGCACCCACCGTCGTGGTCAACGCCGGCGTCGGCGACCCCGTTGCCATCGGCCGCGAAGTCATGGCCGTGCTCCGCCAATACCAGACCCGCACCGGCTCAATCCCGCTTAGGGCCGCATAATGCCATACCCGACACCCAAGGTCTACATCGCTTTCGACGACGGCCCCTACGTCGTTAGCCCCACCTGGACAGACGTCAGCTCATACGTCCTCGACCTGACCGTGGATCGCGGCCGCGACGACGACTACGGCCAATTTGTCGGCACCGCCACCGTCACGTTCAACAACAATGGCGGCCAGTTCAACCCGTTCAACACCACCGGCCCCTACTACAACAAACTGCTCCCCAATCGACAAATCAAGATTGAGGGCATCGCCAACGCGACGACCTACGGTGTGTTCCGCGGCTACGTCGCCGGCTGGCCGATGCAGTTCAGCGACGCAGGCTACGCAGCCACCGTCACCATCCAATGCTTCGACGCGCTGTCACTGCTCGCCCAAGAACTGATTGACCCTGTCCCGTCAGATACGTACATTCTCAGCCTGTCGCCGACAATGTTCTACAAATGCAACGAATCCATCACTACAGGCGCGTACCTGACCGTCAAGGATTACAGCGGCAACGGCTACGACATGACCGCGCAAAGCCCCAGCGGCGCAGTACGGTACCCAACAAACACCGCACCCCTGGCCGACGGCATCCCATACACCGGCCTCAATTTCAACAACAACGTCGGCACAACACGCAGCGGCTCGCCCACGTCAGGTTACGGGACGATGTCGGTCTGTTTTTGGTTCGTTAACCAGTTCAATAGCGCGGGTTCAGTTGACCACAACGCCGTTCTGGCCCGCGGTACTGGAAACATCACCGTCGGCCTTGATTCAAGCAGCCGCGTACAAGTCACCGTCACGACTGCGTTCGGCACAGGCTTTATTCGCCGCACCGATGCCGTGTGGAACTGGCAAACAGGCGAAGCACACCACATTTGTGTCACATTCACCGCCGGCTCAGGCACTTGCGCTATCTACGTTGACGGGGCCGCCATGGCGACATCGAGCGGCGGCGCAGGGTTCGGCAGTTCAGCGGACTACCAAATTGAACTTGGCAAAGACATTTTTCAACAGGTTGCGGCATTCCCGACCGCCCTGTCAGCGGCCCAGGTCGCCAACATCTACGCCCTGTCCGCAAACCGCTACCCCGAAACAACCACCGTGCGCGCCAACCGCGTCGTCGACCGCACATCATTCCCCGCCGGGCTTCGCAGCTTTACAGCCAGCCCCGCTGGCACCGTCTCCGAAGGCGGCATTGGCACAATGTCCGTCGCAACGGAACTGCAAAAAATCTCGTACTCGGAGGGCGGCAACCTCTACGTCAGCAAAACAGGCACCCTGACAATGACGAACCGCACCGCCAACATCACTGACACGACCGCTACCACCCCACAGGCCACGTTCAACGACACAGGCACCGGCATCAAATACGGCGACCCCGTCTTGGTGTCGTATGACGCCGACGACATCATTAACGCCGTCACCGTCGACTACACCGGCGCAGCCAACCTCACTGTCACCGATAGCGGCTCGATCACCGCCTATGGCCGCAAAGCGGCGAACTGGGACACGTACAACGCCCAATTCACCGACGCCAACAATCTGGCCACCACCTACCTGACCTACGGCGAACTCGCCAGGCCCAAACTGTCCCCGATCCAAGCCGGCGTCAACACCGCTGCAGCCGACTGGCAAACCCTGCTTGACCTAGAGCTGCTAGAGCGCGTCAAATTCACAATGACACCAAAGGTCGGCACGGCTTTTACCCAAAACCAGATCGTGCAGAAAATCCAGCACCGCGTTGTGCCTGGACGCTGGGACATGGCGATCACCGGCAGCGGCCGCTACGCCGCGTTTTTCGTACTTGATTATTCCGCCCTCGACGGGCCCGACGTGCTCTACTAGGAGAACCATGGCGACACCCACAAACCTTCCAGCATCGTTTGTTAGCGCAAACGTGCTTACCGCGGCGCAAATGAACGATCTGCGCGGCGCATTCCGCATCTTGCAGGTCGTTTACGGCTCAACGACAACCCAAGTCGTGAACGCGGGAACCACCTATGTCGACGTTGGCGCATCTGTGACGATTACGCCACAATCAACGACAAACAAAATCTTGTTGATCGCTAACACGGCAATCTATGCTGCATCAGCCGATGCAAACGTCTATGTGCAACTGTTGCGGGCCAGCACATCTTTGGCGACGTCAATTTCTAATGATTCGTCTGGTGCGAATTCGCACAACACATCGAGCATTCTTTATTTGGACTCGCCGTCTACTACCAGCGCGACAACGTATAAAACACAGTTCAAAAATAACCTCGCCAGTCGGACTAGTTACGTTTCAAACGCTGGAACTCTTTGTTCCATTGTCGCATTGGAGGTGTCTGCATAATGGCGAAATTCACCATTGAAAATGCAATCAAATCATTAGGTTTTGAGTTTGGTTGGGCGGCAAACGAAGCGAATGGCATCCTTTATTGGGAACGCGACGAACCGCAACCGACGGAGGCCGAACTAATTGCGGCCGGATGGATCAAACCCGAACCTGCCGAGGAGGCACCCGAAGAATGAAACGACGCACCGTCCTTGCGGCGGTGCTACTCACCGTGCTGGCTAGCAGCTGCAACAACAAAGTCTGGATCGACTGCACCACCACAACCGTGACCCGAACCAAAAACAAAGCCCTGAACTGGGCCGGACCCGTCCCAACCACACCCAACCTGGAGGCTCGCTCAACGTGCTAGAGAACATGAAACCGAACAGGCCGCCGTACACACCCGAGCAGCTCAACGCCCGCCTCCGCTTCTGGGTCGGAATCACCCTTGCCGGCACCCTGGTGCTCACCATGGTCGCCGTGTTCATCGCTCTGCTGTTCATCCCCCAAGGCCCGACAATGCCCGAGACCGACAAAGAGCTGCTGAACCTGATCTCCCCAATCGTGCTGTTTCTCTCAGGTACCCTGTCAGGGGTAATGATCTCCACTAGCAAAGGCCGCGACCTTGACGGCGACGGAAAGGCCGACCAATGATCACCTCCGCCCAATACGCGATCACCGACGAACGCACCAAAATCGTTTCGACCGGCGTCGGTCACCGCACCGCCCATTTGGCCTCGATCGGCAACACAACCGTCTACTTGGGCAACTCGACTGTCACGTCGAGCACCGGTTACGCCTACGGCAAAGCCCTCGGCGAACACGACGTTTTTCTCGGGCCAGCCGACGAGCTCTACGCTGTCTGTTCGAGCGGGCAGACCGAGACCTTGACCGTGATGGTCGTCCAGTAGGAGCACCGATGGCAGTCAAGAAAGCAGCCAAGAAAGCCGCCGCCAAACCCGCAGAAGCCCCTCAGGCGGCCGAGAAGCCCAAAAAGGCCTCGAAGTACCCATACAAGAAACTCGTCGTCCCTGCGGCCCTGCAGGGCGTCGACAACGGCAAACTGTCCGGCAAAATGCTCCGCCCTGTGAAGTGCGGCGGGCAGATGTGGGAAGGCGCAGCCGACGCCTTCAACCGGATGTACGACCAGGCGATCCAATCTGGGATCAAACTTCGCAACGTCGGCGACTACCGGTCCTTTGAGGCGCAGCTGCAGCTGTTCAAGCAGCGGTACTCAACCGACGACGGCGGCCGCAAGCCACAGGTGACGCGCACATGGGACGGCAAAACGTGGTACCTGCGCCCAGGCATGGCACCGAGCTCGACACCAGGCAAGTCCAATCATGGCCTCGGCCTGGCGATCGACCTCGACGTCACCACCGCAAAAGTCCTCGACTGGCTGTGCCTCAACGCGCCGGCGTTCGGGTTCTACCTGCAGTCCGACGACCCGTCGTCGCCAGAGTTCGAAGCCTGGCACTGGCAGTACTGCGGGTAATCCACCACCCGCGCACAAGCCCCGTGTAATGTCGACGGGGTCACTCCCGATCCCGACTGAAGGAGACCCAATGCAAGACGACCTTTTCGCCGCATTCGCGGCCCGAGACGAAGCCATCGGCCGCGTCGAGCGCAACGCAAACGACGAATGGAAACAAACCGCCGAAGCTGCGGTCATTCACATCGCCCGTATGCGCCCCACGTTCACAGCCGACGACGTCTGGTCACACCTGACAAAACACACCAGGTGCGAAACACACGAACCGTCCGCCCTCGGCGCAATCTTCAACAAGCTGCGCCGCCAAGGCATCATCCGCCACACCGGCGAGTTCGTCATCTCCCGCCGTCAAACCCGCCACGCGGCACCGATCCGCGTCTGGACCGCCGCCTAGGAGGCCACCATGTCCGCCGAACAAAGGCCGCGCCGTTAGGCGCATCGCGGCAACCGTGCTCACCATCGCCGCACTATCCATCGCACAGCCGGCCGACGCCGCCGTCGGCCACGCCTGCAAACGCTACGTCGACCTCGCACGGCAAGTCGGCTGGCCAAAATCCGAACGCGCCAACCTGGCCCGCATCATGTGGCGCGAATCGCGGTGCACACCCTCAGCGCATAATCCCCGCGACCCGTGGGGCGGCTCACACGGCCTGCTGCAAATCAACGGCAGCAACGTCGGCTGGGCCACCCGCATGGGTTACATCGACACCCGCAACGATCTAACCGACGCCAGGCGCAACCTGAAGGTCGGGCTAGAGCTCTGGAAGCTTTACGGCTGGCGGCCGTGGGGCACCAGGTCATCAGTGACAACACAAAACACACCAAACTAACACAGGAGCCCCGACATGACATTTAACCTGGACGATTACGAGCCAGTAGCGACACGCCTGTCGCGCTGGCTGGAAAACACCGACGGTCACACCCGCGTCATCACCGACATGGTGCATCGAGGCGACGACTGGTGCGTGTTCCGCGCCGAACTGTGGGTCGACAACACCCTCATCGCCACCGGCTGGGCCGAGGAGCACGTCACCGACCGAGGTGTTAACTCCACAAGCCACGTCGAGAACTGCGAAACCTCGGCTGTGGGCCGCGCTCTCGCCAACGCAGGCTTCGCCGGCAGCGATCCGTCCAAGCGGGCCAGCCGCGAAGAAATGACCAAAGTGCAACGCATGGGCGGCCAACCCGCCCAATACGGCAACCGCCCATCGGGCCTCGCCACCGAAAAGCAGCGCATCTACATTCACGACCTGGCCAAGAAATTGAAGCCGCCGATGGTCGTTGACATGCCGGCAGACCTGACCGCAACCGACGCAGCGAAACTGATCGAGTCGTTGAAGGCCGGCAAATTGCCCGCCGAATACGCCCCAGGCGACGAGGAGCCGTTCTGATGCTTGGAGGCTTCATCAAATTCGTGATCGCGGTCGGCATCGCCAGCTTTTGCTCAGTGCTGCTCGTCTACGCCTTTGACGACTGGTACCAAGACCTCGAACGGCGTCGCCGCGCCAGGTGGCGGGAAAAGCAGGGCCGCCGCTATGAATGACGCACCCTCACTCCCTTGGCCATTCAAACCAGGCGACGTTCACCCGTACTTGAACGTCGAGATTGAGCCTGGCGAATACGTCACCGTCGTGCTCGCCGGCGACTACAAAAACCTGATCGCCGAATACCTGCAGCTGCGCGACCAATACCAGCGGCTCAGCGAAGCCGCAACCGAGCAAGTGAAGGCGGCCCAAGCCGTCGTCGACGTCTGGAGGCACTATGGACGCATTGAATGAAGCCCTGCGAGCAGAAAACGCCTATTTGCGGCAACAGATCGGGCAGCTTGATGGCGACCTCGACTACTTTCGGACGGCGGCCTGCTTCATGGCCGGCTACTTCCACCAACACGCCCTCGAAATCGGCCTGCCGCTCACTAAGGAAATCGACCTGGTTGAGTGGGCTGTGCTCATGGCGAACAGCCGCGCCAAATGAAAGAACGCGAATTCCAAGACCAGGTCATCGCCATGGCGATCCTGTACGGCTGGAAAGTCCACCACGTCCGGCCAGGCATGACCCGCAACGGGGCCTGGATGACCCACGTACAAGGCCACACAGGCTTCCCAGACCTCGTCATGGCCCACAAGACCAAAGGCATCATCTTCGCCGAACTGAAAGCCGATAAAGGCCGCTGCGAGGCAGACCAGATCGACTGGCTACGCACCCTCGACACCGCCGGTGCCGAATGCTACGTGTGGCGGCCCGCCGACTGGCACTTCATACAAACCCGACTACTGAAAGGCCCCGACAATGACAATCGTCCGCACACCACGGATCGAGCGTGACTTCACAATCCTGCCCAACAGGGCACTCCGCGACCCCCACCTGTCTTACCGCGCCCGAGGCGTCCTCGCCTACGTCCTCTCAATGCCGGACAACTGGCGCACCAGCGCGGAGACACTCGCCAGGCAAGGCCTTGAAGGCCGCGACGCAATCCGAGCAGCGATCAACGAACTGATCGTCGCCGGCTACGCCCGCCGCGTCAAAGCCCAAGACGAACGCGGCCGCTTCACCACAGAGCTGCATTTCTACGACTACCCCAGGCGTGTGAATAGCCTGTGGAAAATGAGGGGAAAACAAGAATTACCGACGACGGAAAACCAGCCGTCGGTTTCCCAGGCGTCTATAGAAGAACAGATACCAAGTACGTTAAAAGAATCAGAGAGTGTCTTAGGGAGTGAACCAAAACTCTGTGGATACTGCTACGGCAACGGACACATCCTGGACGGCTTTGGCGGCCTGCCCATGATCTGCCCAGACTGCAAAGGCGACGGCATCGCACGGCCATGACCAGCAAAGGCAAACCACGCCGCGACATCGACACACCGGCATACCGCACAGCCAGAGCAGAGTTCCTTCAACACCACGACGTCTGCCACTGGTGCCGACGCGCCAAAGCCACCACCGTCGACCACCTCATCGAGGTCGACCGAGGCATTGACCCCATGGACCAAACGAACTGGGTCGGCGCATGCCACAAATGCAACGCAAAACGCGGAGCCGAATACCTAGCCAAAAAAAGGGCAAACCAAGTCGCAAAA